AAGGGCCTCGCAAAACGACCCTCGGCGATCGCGGCCCCCCCGTAGTATCGCGCGGCGACTTTCAGGTGCGTAAGTTTACGCCTGAAGAAGATGCCAAGATCACCGAAATGGAATTAGCCGGCTTCAAACGCGCTGCGATCGCACGCGCGTTAGGCCGAAAATCCAATAGCGTGCTCGGCCGGCAGATGACTCTCGCACGGCGCGAAGAACGTGCGGTATCGGCATGAGGTTTCCGATCAAAATTTCGATCGAAGATGGCGATCGCGCCTATCACGAATGGGGCTGCAACTGCGGTCCCGCGGCGCTGGCCGCCATCATGGGCCTGACGCTCGACCAGGTGCGCCCGCACATGGGCGACTTCGAACGCAAACGTTACACTAATCCGACGCTGATGTTTACCGCGCTCGACAGTGTTGGGGCCCGCTGGAGAAAGCTCCCAGGACCGGCGAGGTGTGATTGGCCGGTCTACGGTCTGTGTCGCATTCAATGGGAAGGCCCCTGGACCAAGCCCGGCGTGCCGATCCGGGCGCGGTACCGACACACGCATTGGATAGGGGTGCAGCACCCGTTGTATTCGATGTCTGTCGGCATCTTCGATGTGAATTGTCTCAATAACGGCAGCGGCTGGGTGAGCGAAGAGCATTGGCGCGATATTCTCGTGCCGCATCTATTGAGCGAGCGCGTCCCGCGCGCCGACGGAAAATTTCACATCACACATTCAATCGAGATCGAACCTCCGGCGGTGCTGGCATGACCGTCGTTCGGATTGACGCTCTTTGCGAGTGTGAGGGTTGCGGCAAGCGCTTCGGCGTCGAAATCGATATCGCTGAGGAGCTTAAAGACGGCGATAACGCCGATTTTGAGGCCCTTGTGCGCGACACGATTATGGGCGGCCAGGCGACTTGCTACACATGGGGCGTCCGCGGCAAAGCGACCGTCGACCGAATGTCCCTCAGCTACCAAGCCACCATCCAAGCCGATCTGATGCTCTGCGATATCTGTTCGCGGAAGTGTGACGACGTCCCGATCGAGGGCAACCTGACACGCGCCCAGGTCAATAAGGCAATCGGCCTTCCGGAGGAAACATCATGAACGGCGCGACAATTGAACAGCGAGTGGCTTTGCCAGCGGAAAGCGATGGCTGGGAATGGGCCATCGTCGAAATCTTCGGGCATCGACGTCACGTCGGCAAAGCGCGCGAGGAAGAACGCTTCGGCGCCAAGATGATCCGGATCGACGTTCCCAAGCTCGGCCCCGCTCCCGATGAAGTTACATGGTCGAGCCACTATTATGGCGGCTCCTCACTCTTCTCCTACACCCCGACAGACGAGCTCACGGTGATGAAATACGCCGAGCGCGGATACACGCCGGCAATTCCGTTCCGCGATCACAGCGAAGATCGGTTCCAGCACGAGGACGCGAGCTTTGGCGGCCGTGAGGAAGACGATCTCGACAATGACGAGGGTGCGTAAACGGATGACCGCTCCCGTCCGCATGCGCCTGTCCCGCGCCAAGGGGTTCAACCTCCAGCAAGCTTCGCTGGCGCTGAACGGCCTGCCGGCAGTCAACGTCTGCCGTCCGACGAAGTGGGGCAATCCATTTAATTTCGCATCGTCCGACAATTGCTGGAATGCGCTCGCGCTCGGCTGCCGCGGTGACGCCAAGGGAAGGCGTGAAGCGGCAGTGAAGGCGTTCCGGCAATGGGTCGATGATCCGCGCGGCCTGGTGAAGGAAATGGAATTCGGCGTCGTGATGGAGTGTAAAGGTCAAGAGCTTGCCATTGGGCCGCGCGCACGCGCCGGCGTGGCGCCTTCGCACCATGAGATCAGGGAAGCACTCAGCGGAAAGAACCTCGCCTGCTTTTGCCCGCCTGATCAGGCCTGCCATGCCGACGCGCTTCTCGAAATCGCGAACAGGCCGCAGTGCAGGGAGGTCGCATGACCGAAAAGTTCTTCAACGCCGTCAGCGTCGAATTGGGCTACTGCAAAAGACCGGAGTGCCGCGGCGTGCATATTCACCTGCTGGATGCCGGCGGCATATCGCGCGCGCAGGCCGTGATCGCCTGCGAAAATATCGAGCAATTGATCGCCGATCTGCGCGAGGTGAGGGACAGCGCCCCCGGCGCCAGCAACATCCCGGTGCGCCATTGATGATCCACCGCAAACGCGTCGCCAATCGCCGACACCATGAAGTCATTGCGATCGAGCATGGCGGCCAGCGCTACAAGATAGGGCTTGGCCGCGAGCTCGTCTGTGTCGAGCACGGCCATCTCGGCCCCGTGGCCGAAGTGTTTGTCAGCGCGCAGCAGGTCAATTCGACCATGGACGTCGTGGTCAGCGACGGCGCCATCCTCATGTCGATGCTGATCCAGTATGGCTGCCCGCCGGAGGCGATCGTCAAATCGATGAAGCACAATTCGGACGGCACGCCGGCCTCGCCGCTGGGCCGCGCCGCGGCACTGATCAACGAAGCAACACAACAGGGAGAATAAGTATGACATCATTGACCACGGCAGATCCCACGCGGCCGGCGCTGATCCTCACCGGCCCACGCAGCATTGCCATCCGGGCCGGAACAAATTTTGCCGGTGATGTCTTCGAGTCCGATACTTCGGTCGAACTACCGCAAGGCGAGCTCGTCGCCGGCACCGATTATGGCGTTGCCGTCACGGATGGCATCCCGCGCGCTTGGCGCGCGCTCGCCGTTCCCTCAGGCGCGGGCGCGATCGGCGGCTTTCATTTTGCGCCAGGGGGCAATGCTGTGGCCTTCGGCGGCGGCGACAAAATCCCAGCGATCAATCCGTGTTCGCTATGGGATTTGAATTTCCGCCCCGCCTGCCCGGATCCGCGCGGCATGGTGCTGGTGGAACGGGACGGCCTGAAATTCTGGGCTGACATCTACCTGCTCGGCGTCAATCACCATGCCGACGGCACCTCGTGTTTCGGTGTCGTCATCGCCGACGGCAGGTCAACGCCGTTCGATCCGAAAACCCGCCGGGGTTTTCCCAAGCTGGACTATGAAACCGCGCGCGCCGTGATGGCGCATTACGGCAAGGGTCTGATGAGCCAGGACGAATTCCGCGCCTTCGCGGACGGTGTCACCGAATACTCCGCTTGCGGCACCGACCCGAAAATCACCGGCCTTGACGCCAAGCGAACCAGCGCCGTCGGAGGCATGCAGGCGACCGGCAACATGTGGGTATGGGGCCATGACGGTTTGTTGCAGCCGCGCGCTTCCATCTTCGGCGGCTCCTGGTTCAACGGCAGCTCCGCCGGCTCGCGTTCCGCGTACGTCGGCGACTGGCCCGGGAACTCGAACGCCAATTTGGGCGCCCGGGGCCGCAGTGACCACCTGCAGCTTGATTAGCCGTCGCGGCAGCGACGGCCTCTCTCGCACATCGTTGTTTTTCAACAGACCTTTTGGAGATTAACCATGCATATCGAAGTTCCGCTCAATTGCTTAAAATTCGGCCAGGAAGATGGCACTGGCATCAACGCCCGCGTCGCGGGCCGGCTCGATGGCATCGAGGCTCTGGCCGCCAACCTGCACGCCAACGGCCAGATCGAAGACCTGATCGTCAAGAAATTCGACGATCAGTTCTTTTCGGTCAGCAACGGCAACCGGCGCCTCGCGGCGTTTCAGATAATCTATGGGGCGGACAGTACCCATCCGATTGGTTGCACGCTGCACGACGTCGACAACAAAAAGGCGTTCGAATATTCGCTGACGACCGCGGTGACGGCGCAGCAGCTGCACCCGGTCGACCAGTATGAAGGTTTTGCCAAGCTCCGCGACGAAGAGGGCAAGACTGAAGAGGAGATCGCGCGCCAGTACGGCATGACAGAAAAAGAAGTGCGCCAGGCGCTCGCGCTCGGCCGGTTGTCGCCGACGATCCGCGACCTCTGGCGCGAGGGTAACATCAAGGCTGAGGTCGCCCAGGCTTTTACCTTGGCCGTGGATCACAAGACGCAGGACAGGCTTTATAAGAAACTCAAGAAGGAAAACGATCTCGATCGCCAGAGCATTCGCGCGGAGCTGGGCGTCAAGTCCAATGACGACATCGGATCGTTGGTGAATTTCGTCGGTATTGTGGAATATCAGGAGCGCGGCGGCAAGGTCACCGAGGACCTCTTCAAGGGAGCTCATCTCGTTTCCGATGGCATCCTGCTCAAGGCGATGGTCACCGAGCGCCTGCAGACCGAATGCGCAAAGCTGGTAGAGCAGGGCTGGGCATGGGCGTCGGTCCAATCCGATCTGCCCTCGTCATGGCGTAATTGGCCAAAAACGCATGTCGATGTCTCCAAAATCTTCACGCCGGAGGAAGCCGAAATTGCGGCGCGGCTCGATAAGCAGCTCGAGGACACCGAAGACGACTGGAAGGCCGAGGAGGAGATCGAGATTCAGATCCGTGAGCTAGAGCGGCTAGTCGAGCCGCGCGGATTTACTGCGAAACAAATGTCCAAGCTCGGCTGCATGGTCGAAATCAATGATGAAGCCGGCGAGCTGATAATTGTTTACGGCATCAGCCGGCCCGCGGCTGCCTCGAAATCATCGGCCGCTGCAACCGCGCCGACTGCCGGTGAAGTTCCTGCACCCAAACCCAAGCCGAAGGGCGGTGCGATCGCAGAGCCTGATGTTTCGCAGGCGTTGATTGACCGGCTTTCGGTCCAGTTGACGATCGGAGCACAGACAGCCTTGATCCAGGACGCAGATCTCGCGACCTCGGTGCTCCTCGCGACTTTCGCGACGCACGGCTATTGCGAGGGAGTCAAGGCCAGCATTTCCGGGCTGGGCTACGCCAAACTGGACCTGCTGGGCGGTAAGAAATTCGCCGACAATCTCGAACTGGCCCGGGCGCTGAAGCCGGCCGATCGGGCGGCTCTCCTGGTGCTAGTCGCCGGCGCCGCACTCGACTTCCAGGCGCATAACTCCTCAAGCCATGACCTGATCAAGGGCAACGCCAGCCTGATCTGCAACGCGATCAAGCCCGCTGCGATGAATGCCGCGCTACGTGGTGCCTTCGACGCGAAGGACTACTTCAACAGCGTGCCGAAATCGCTGTGCCTCATCGCGATCAAGGAAGCGCTCGGCACCGACGCCGCGAGCAAGCAGGAGAAAAACCCGAAAGGCGACATCGCGGCCTTCGCAATCGCCAACGTGCCGGCGACCGGCTGGCTGCCGGACCAGCTGCGCGCCAAGGGCTACGACGGTCCGCCGAAGGGGAAGGTGCTGGCGATCACCGCGAAGACCTCGGCGAAGGCCAAGCCGTCCGCCAAGACCAAGCCCGCGGCAAAGGCTCCTGTGAAGCGTGCGGCCGCGACCAAAAAAGCGGCGAAGAAAACCTCCGCGAAAAAGAAGAGCTGATCGCGTCCAACCAATCGAAAGCGAAACATGGCAGGGGAATCGCACGAGGGCGTGGTGGAGTTTCAACCGCTCGCGCTTGGCCGTGAAGCGGTGATGCTCGGCCGCATCCAGGTCGGCGAGATCATGCCGACCGACGGCGGCCGGCATCAGGCCTGCTTCCGCCTGATGCTTCCTGAGGCCTCTACATCATCGTCTTGGCGCCCGGCGCGTGATGTTGCCGATGCCCGACGCCTGGCACTGGCGAAAATCAATGACTGGCTCAATGCCGCTGATCTGCGGCCGAGCTGGAAGCCGCCTGTTCACTCCGATATCTGTCCATCCTGCAAAATTAAATTCAAGCAGGGAGGCACCTGCTCCCGCGGCGGCTGCCCGATGGGAGGTGACTTTTGAAACCGCCCGGCAAAACCACGCTCGCCAGGATGCAGCGCACCGCGATGAACGAGGCCGCGCGCATCCAGATCAGCCAGGACGGCCGCGTGCGCGAGAAGATGCTGAAAGAACCGATGCCGCACCAGGTCGAGCTTCGCGACGATTTCGCCGGCATTGTGCGCCTGATCGATATCATCATGAGCGATAAGGTGCTGCTGGAGCGTCTGCAGGAGCGGATGGCGGCGCGCACAGCCGCGGGCAAATCGATCGCGCCGGCCATGGGAGATTATCCACAAAGCGACGTTGCGATCGACGAAGAGGCAGATTCCGCATGAGCCGGTTTAGCCCGCAGGATCTCGATGACATTAAGGCGCGCAATCCACTCGCCGACGTCGCCGGCGGTTACGTCAAGCTGCGGCGCGCCGGCGGCCGACTGGTCGGCCCATGCCCGGTCTGTGGCGGCAAGGTGGCGTCGCAGCGCTTCGAAATCCTCGACAATGGCGAAAGCTGGGTCTGCGCGGTCTGTCCAGACGGCGGCGATGTCATTCGCCTGGTGCAGCTGGTAGAGGGCTGCGATTTCCTCGGAGCGATCGAGAGGCTCGGCGGCCGGGTCGCGGTCGATCCGGAAGCCGCGAAAAAGCTGTTCGAGGAACGCGAGCGCAAGCGCCTGGCGCGGGAGAAAACGTCGGCGAATTATCGTGAGGCCGAGCGCAAGCGGCTCTATCGGACGTGGGAGTCCCGGGTCAAGGATTTGCGCGGCACGCCGGTCGAGGCCTATGCCGGCGGCCGCGGCCTGCAGCTGCCGCCGTCATGCATCGGGCTGGGCTATCTGCCCTCGGCTCCATACTGGCACGGCGACGTCGTCGACTCGAGAGGCCACAAGTCGCCGCGGCAGATACACGCCGGGCCCGCGATGCTCGGTGCCTTCATCCGGCCGGACGGCAAGTTCGGCGGGTTGCACCTGACCTGGCTGACGACCGATGCTGTCCCGGCGAAAGCGGAAATCATCGACCCGGCCGATGGCGAGGTGCTGAATTCGAAAAAGATGCGCGGGTCCAAGACCGGCGCCTATATCTCGATCGCGACGACAGAAGAGCCGCCTCGGCGCCTGGTGATCGGCGAGGGCATCGAGACGGTGCTGGCGGTATGGACCGCGCACCATGTCGCCGGCCGCACCATTGGTGACACGGCATTCTGGGCGGCCGGCGACCTCGGCAATCTCGCCGGCCGGAGCTTGCGCACAATTCCCCATCCGACCCTGAAGCGGCCGAACGGCCGCGCGCAAAGCGTGCCCGATCGCTATCCGGATCCGGATGACGCTGGCCTGACAATTCCCGACAGCGTCGAGGAGCTGATCTTGCTCGGCGATGGCGACAGTGAGCCGCTGCTGACTGAATGCGCGATGGAGCGCGCGGCGCGGCGCTATGCGAAAGTAGGCCGCTCGATCCGGATCGCGTTTGCGCCGGCCGGGCGAGATTTCAACGATGTCATAAATGCTGACGCAACTGCCGTCCTGGATATCCTCGACTCCGCGCCGATCTTCGTTGACGTCGTCGAGGATCCCGCCGCGATTGCCGAGGCCGTCCGCAAGTTCGGTCTGACCGAGCTCGACGCCGCGATCGCGATCATGCGCGCGGCCGAGGGCGACGCGCGCCAGCTGATGCTGCAGGCGCAGGCTGAGCGCATGGGCCAGCTCGCGGCCGCCGGCGCGTTACATGAAGGCTTCGCGCGGGCCGCGCTCGAGGAGGCAGCGAGTGGTTGTGGTCTTATCCGCGATGACGGTGTGCGCGCGGTCAAGAAGGCGATCGCCGATGCCATCAAGCTCGGCAAAAAACAGCCTCGCGATTTGGCCGAGGTGCGCGGCGCAGCTTCAGCTGCGCTTCGCGCATCTCATCAAGAGAGGCGGCCGCGCGAAGCGGCCGACATTGATCCTTCCTTTCTCCCTGTCGACGTTGCCGATGTTTCCAGACCTTCGCCTTCATCTTCTTTTTCTTCTTCGCTGCCCCCCCGTTCCCCCTTAGGGGAAAAAAACCAGCCTGAAACCCTCGCAAACGAGGAAGAGACCGACACTGAAAGTGATGGCGACCAGCCGCCTGATGACAAGGTAAGCGACGAAACCTTCCGTTTTTGCGCCGCGCTCGATCAATCCGACGTCGATAACGGTCAACGGCTGATCTCCTATTTCGGCCGCGATCTGCTGGTGAGACAGGAAGACGATGTGCCCGCCGGGCAGATGCTGGCCTGGACCGGCACGCATTGGGATCTCGCCGGCGGCGAGGCCCTCGCGCATTTGATCGGCCAGCGCGTCGGTGACCTGATCAAGCAGGAGGCCGGCTATATCGATTTTACGCCGGCTGAGGCCAGGACCGTGATGGCTGGCGATGCTGCCGCAAAAGAATTGAAGGATCTCGATCCAGATTCGGATAGTGCCGATGAACGGGCGCGGGTCGAGCAGATCGTCGAACTTATCACTGCAGCCAAGAAAGCGCGATCGGCTCTGTCGACGCGCAAGACCAATCGCCGCAAATGGGGTGTCTCGACCAAGAACGCTGGCCGGATCGCGGCCATGATCAAATGTGCCTCGCCGCATCTGCGCCGGCATCCGGATTCGTTCAATGCCGATCCGCTCAAGGTCGCGACACTGACACACACACTTACCTTCGTGCCGATAAGGGATGACGAAGATCCAGAGCCGGGCGGCAACAGGCCACTCGTTGATCGAGAAAACGGCAGGGTCCAATATCGATTGCGCGCCAAGCGCGGCCACAATCGCGCCGACATGCTCACCGCCGTTATTCCGTATGCCTATGATCCGAAGGCGGGGTGCAAAGAATTCAACATCTTCCTCGATCTGTTTCAGCCCGAGCCGAAGAAACGCCGAACCGTCCAGCAGTATTCCGGCATGAGCCTGACGGCGCAGCCGGTGCAGCGCGTGATGTTCCACACCGGTACCGGCGGCAATGGCAAGAGCGTCTATCTCGAGGTGCTGGCGCGGGTGTTCGGTGACGGGTTGTCGGCCGGGGTGCCGGCGGAAACCGTCTCCGGCCAGGTGCAGAACAATCCGAGCGCGCCGACGCCAGATATCGCCCGCTGCTACGCCAAGCGCTACCTGCGCATCGCCGAGCTGCCGAAAGACGCTCCGCTGAAGATGGAAACCATCAAGAAGCTGACCGGCGGCGAGCGCTGGCCGGTGCGTACAATGTACAAGGGCTATTTCGAATTCAAGCCGACCGCCAAGCCACATATGAGCGGTAACGGCGAGCCGAAATTTGACGGTGCCGACGGGGGCATGAGGCGCCGCCTCATCATCGTGGAATGGAGTGTGACGCTTGCGGAGGTAAAACATCGCGATTTCGAGGACGTGGTGTCCGAGATCGTCGCGGAGGGCTCCGGCATTCTCAACTGGCTGATCGCAGGCGCACTCGACTTCCTCAACAGTGGGCTGATCATCTCCGACGACGTACTCAAAACCACGGCGGACCACTTCGCCGAGATGGACCCTTGTGGCCAGTTTATAGAGGCGCACGTGCGTCCTAATCCTGGCGGTGAGGGTGTGACCGGCCGCGCGATGTACGAGGCCTACAAGGTCTGGTGCGAGGTCAACGGCACCGCGAAGATGTTCGAGACGCGATTCGGTCTCACGATGAAAAAGAAATTGAAGCGCGACGATACCAGGCGGGTGCGTGTCTATGTCGACGTGGCTCTGCACGATGTTCCAGAGAGTCCAAGCCGTCCGAAGTCTGACCCGCCGCCGCACGATGCTGTGCCCCATGCCGGGTTCGATCATGAGCCGTTCTGAGCGACAAAGGAGACACACCTGTTGCGGATAAGGCACCGAGGGTCTGTATATTTGCGAGGGTTTTGCGAGGGTTGCTCGCAAACCCTCGCGCCTGAGTTATGCCTGCGGCGCAATGGCTTTCGAAATTGTTGCGAGGGTTTCGAGGGTCTCGCGCGCGCATACACATGCGAGAGGGCGTGCGGGCGGCATGGGCGGCGGGGGCAGGATAGCGATCGGCATCGATATATGAAAATCCTGCATTACACGAGGAAACCCTCTCTACCCTCGCATTTTCCTCTTAAAATATTGAAAGAAAAGAATAAAAACCCTCGCATTGTTTTTCTTAAACCCTCTCTAAACCCTCGCAACCCTCGCAAGGAGTTAATATGAGTAAATTACCACCGCACGACAGCAACGGGTTTTATCTGCTGGACGGTAAGCCACATCGAAGCGGGCTTTATAGCGCGCCGGAAGCACCTGACGAAAAAGAGGTTGAGACAGCTATCGCATATTTGTCTCGACTGACCCCAACTAAGAGGCCGACGTGTTCATCGTACTTTTTGAAGCATCGTGCTGAAAAATGGGGAAAGTATCATGGTATGCAGTCTTACGTTTCTAACGGTGCTTTGATCGAAGCTGCTATTCGCCTAAGGCTTCCAATTAAGCCGATAAACATCAACGCGGACATTGGCGTGTCAATTCGCGATGTGAGAACCTTGGGCAAGGAAGAGCAGGGATGACCCAAAAGTAAAATTCCGGGTCGGAATATTAAAAACGGTTCTCGGCAGGAGCCGTTTCGAAGTGAGTGAAGACCGGCACAGGCCGGACGGCCAGCAAATCGAGGGGATATCGAAATGTTGGAGAGAACTGAAGATGACGAACACGATGCACGCGCTGAAGATCGGCGATTTCGCGGGATTTATCGATCAACCGATCATCGCTCCGGTTCCAGTTCCAAAGCTTCACTACATGCTTCGCGTCGCGACGAACCGGGAAATCACCGTCGAAGAGAAACTCAAAGAGCGAAATGTCAGCGTTTATCTGCCAAAGGAAACCGAAAATCGCAAAACTGGATGGAATCGCTACCGTCAGTGCACGGTCGCGATCTTCTCCGGGGTGATCTTCATTCCCGACTTCGAAGCGGATCTAATGCGGCTCAAGCGCATCACCGATCACATCATCGGCTACGTCCGATGCGAAAGTAAGCCGGTCGTGATCCGGCCCAAGATGATGGATGAAATTAGGAAATTTGAGAAACTGCTGGACGTTCCATCGGGCCAAAGGAAGAGAGCGTTCCGTATTGGCCAGGAGGTTCGCATCAAGAGCGGTCCGTTCGATATGTGGATGGGTTATGTCGCGAGCCTTGATAGACATCGCCGATTAACCGTTCTGGTCAACCTCTTAGGACGCATGGTGCCGTCACATTTCGACGAAGATCAAGTCGAGGCCGTCTGATGTGGACAGCAGCGCGCGATGACGAATTGATGAAGCTTTGGCCGACGGCGAGTGCGAGTGAGATCGCGACAAAATTGGGGACAACCCGGAACGCCGTGATCGGTCGTGTTTGTCGGCTGGAGGGTCGATATGCCGACAAGATTGCTGCTATTCAGCGGCAGCAACGGGACGAAACCAAAAAGCGCTGTGAGGCTATCGAGGCCAAAGAAGCTGTCATCATTGAGAAAATGCGACAGAATATCGCTCGCGGCGTTCGCAGAGACGATGCAATCCTGCAGGCGCGCCAGAGCGGCGCTCGTCTCCAGACGATCGGAGATGCGGTCGGTCTGACCCGCCAGCGCGTGCAACAGATAGTTGCCTAGCAAAAAGGAATCGGTTTTCGAGGTCAACGAATCAGATTATCGACGATCCGCACGATCCACAAATGTTATCCTTTGGATCGGGCCGAAGCGGAGTCCCGGCACTCTCAGGGTGGGGGCAGACGTATCGGCAAGGAGCGGGTCGCTCCTGCACAGCCTTTCTCCGAACAATCGGAGATTTGCTACCGAGAAGGATTCACAAGCCCCGGCGGCAACGCGCGGGGCTTTCGCTTTTTGTGTGCATAGGTAACAGCAGGCGCGCGCCAAAGCGCAGCACATTGGGATGGCAATCATGTGAACCGTGGCAAAGAGACCAAAACAGACCCAACGCCCGGCAGGCTTCGACCTGTCGGGCGTTTTTGCTCTTAAGGTTGTGCGGTAGCGCCTCGCGCTATCGCTGCCCTCCTTGGGCGTTTCCTCCCTAGACTGAACCGCCCGCGACCCTAAGCGCGGGTGGTTCCCTTTCAGGATCAGCCCATGGCTGACGGTGTTTCAGTTTCATTTGATCCAGCATCGCTGCTGAGCTTTCAAACGGTGGCGGCGGCGTTGTCGGATGATCGATTGCGTAAGGCCTTGCGCGAAGCGCTGATGGCAGCAGGCGGCAAGACACGCACCCAAGTGCGGCGCGCCCTGCGCGAACAGACCAACGTCAAGTCCGCGAAGGACATCAACGATCGCACCCATTCGTTCATGGTGGCCGGCGAATTGGCCTACCGGATCGAGGCGATCAACAAGGCATTGCCGATCGATCGCGTGAAGGGTCTGGAAGTGATAACCGGTCCAGGGGGTGGCGTGGCTGCGGCTCCGTGGAATGAGAGGCGACAATTCGCCCGGTCGTTCATGGTGAACGGCCGCTATCTGATGAGGCTCGGCCACGAGCGGTTCCCGGTGCGGGGGATGTTCGGGCCCTCCGTCATGAAAGAAATGGTCAAGGATCAAAGCCGTGAGGCCTTCGAGACCGTTGGCGCCGCCGAATTGGAGCGCCAAGTCTTAAGCAAGCTGCAGCGCTTCCTCGCCATGTGAGCCTAGGCAACCATCCCAGGCCCAGGGGGCACCCTCCAAGCTTTAATCCACCCCAAACCTTCGCGGGTCCTTCCCAGCTATTAAAGGCCTGCGATGCGGCGGCAGCGCGGAATAATTCCAGTTTCAGCGGCTTTTTGCAGCCTAAAAAGCCAGTCTAAAGACCTAAAATGTATGCGCTAAAATGCAGGGCGTGACGTGAATGCACCGGCTCCTTCATCCTCTGAACCGGAGATCGTCTCGAAGTCGGAATTTGCCCGGCTGAGCAACGTCGTTCCCGGCCGCGTGACGCAGTGGATCAGCGCAAAGCAAATCTATGGCGATGCCCTGGTCGGCGAGGGTCGCGCCGCCCGTATCCGCGTGGCCACGGCACGGGCCCAGCTCAAGCGCCATCTCGATGTCGGCCAGCGGCTCGGCAACGGCCTGTCGACGCGGTTGGATAGCCCGCCGGAGCAACCATCCCTACTTAGCGCAACGAACGCATCCCCGGCGCCCGCAGAGCCGCCACAGGTGCTGCCCTTTGTGCGCCCGACCGACGTGATCGAAGAGCAGATCAAGGCGCAGCGGCTTGAAGGTTATCGGCGGGATAACCGCCGCAAAGCCGAAGAGGAAGCCGCACGCAGCGGCCGCTACATCCTCGCCGACGACGCCACGCGGCAAATGGGGCGCATCACCTCGCAGATGTTGAATACCTTCGAGGGCTGGCAGGGCGAGGTTTCATCGAAGATAGCGGCGAAGTTCTCAGTGCCACAACGCGACGTGCTGCATCTCATACGGAGTGAGTTCCATACCTTTCGTTCACATACGAGCGAGGCGCTGCGCCAGCAAGTGAAGGAGATCGCTGAATTTGTCGAAGACGATTTGCCGGAAGTTGAATCGCCCGGCGAGGAAGTCTAACCGTGGGTATCATGCTGGCCAACGCCGAGCGCCTGGCCATGGAGGCGATGGCTGCGGCGCTCGATCCGCCACCGGCGATCGACTATCTCGCCTGGGCCGAACGCAACGTCATCATCGAAGAGGGTTCGTTTCCGGGACCTTACAACCGGAACCTGTTTCCGTATTTCGATGAAATATTGCGAGCACTTTCGCCGGATGATCCCTGCCGCTTTGTCAGTCTGGTAGGATCCGCCCAGGTCGGCAAGACGACGGTCGCCAACATCTTCACCTGCGGTTCACTCACGATGGGCCGCGGCAATTTCCTCTACGCCCATCCGACCGAGGATAACGCCCGGCGCTGGTCGAAGATGAAACTGGCGCCGATGATGCGCTCGACCGCTGTCGTGCGTGAGCAGTTTCCGCAACGCACCCGCGACGTTTCGGATTCGGTTTCCTACAAGGAACGCAAGGACGGCCTGGCAACGTTGTTGATCACCGGTGCCAACTCGCCGGCGTCGCTGTCACAGGTGACGATCCACTTCCAGGTGCAGGACGATCTGGCAAAGTGGGAGATGAATTCGGCTGGCGATCCGGAGGCGCAGGCTGACAACAGATCGCGCGCGATCGAGTTTGCCAAAATCTTCAAGGTATCGACGCCGCTGGTTATTCCCGGCTGTCGCATCAGCAGGGATTTCGAGGCCGGTAGCCAGGAACAACCCTTCGTTCCGTGTCCGCACAAAGAATGCGGCCACATGCAGGTTTTGGAATGGGATAATATGCTCGCCGGGCTCGACCCGGAGAAGCCGGAAGACGCTCACTTCACCTGCATTGCCTGCGGCGGCTTGATCGAGGAACACCACCGGCCGCAGATGTTGGCCGGATTCGAATGGCGCGCCAAAAATCCGGGCGCCATGCGCGAGCACCGGTCATTCTGGATTTGGAGTGCCTATTCCTATCTGCAGAGCTGGGCGCGCATCGCACAGGAGTGGCTGAAAAATCGCGGCGATCCGGCCGGCGAAAAGACCTTCATCAACGATACGGTCGGTAAGGCCTATCGCGCGCACGGCGAGGCGCGGCCTTGGGAAGAGTTGCGCGATCGCGCCATGGAGAGTTCCTACGTGCGGGGCACGGTGCCGACCGGTGCGCTGCTGTTGATGATGGGTATTGACTGCCAGGGCGACCGGGTTGAGTGGCAACTGGTTGGCTTTGGCCGCGACTTCCGGCGCTACGTGATCGATTACGGTATCGTCGACCGGCACATCTCGGATCCAGATTGCCAGCAGAATCTCGATGTGGTACTGGCAAAAAAATGGAGAAATGTTGCCGGCCGTGAACTCGGTATTGAGCTTGCGGCGATCGACGGCAACGCCTGGACCGAAGATGTTTGGTCATTTGCGCGCCGGCATCCATCGTCAAAATTGATCATGGTGCGCGGTCGTGGCGACGATGCAGCGCCGCGGCTCGCGAAAGTGAAAAAAGAACGCAACGACAAGACCGGCAAGATTCTCAAATATCAGAAACGGTTTTACACGATCGGCGTCTCGATCCTGAAGATGTCGCTGTATCGCGATCTCGCCAAGGATGATCCATTCTCCAACGGCTTCGTGGCGCTTCCTTCCGGTCTCGACGATGAATATTACCAGGAGCTCACCGCCGAGCGCCGCATGGCGGTCAAGCGTAATGGCTTCACGGTCTATCGGTGGATCAAAGATGATCGCCAGGACAACGAAGCACTCGACACGCTCGTGCAGGCAACCGGCGCGGCGATCAAGTTCGGCGTCTATGGCATGTCCGATGCGAGCTGGGTGAGGCTTGAGCAAGAGCGCGAAATGATCGTACCGAACAGGCAGGGTGACA